GAAAATAACATACAGATAGATGATAGACATAGTAATGGTAATTGGTCATGTTGTGGTATGACAGATTTTCATATGAATTTACATTATCAACAACATGGTAGTGACAGTAATGACTATACATTTACATTACCTGAAACAACTACCGTAGATGAAGAAGAACTAGAGATAGATATATACGAGGTAGGTTTTAGGATAGGTGCTTTAAATAATGATGGAACAGTTACATACACACATACTGATGAAACTACACAAGTAAATGTTCTTGAAGGTCAGAGTAATAGTAATGTGCAAATAATGTTTGAGGATGTTGTTTATAACATATATGATACATTAGAAACATTTATAGAAAGTTTTACAATTACAATCAATGACTGGTCTTTGTTAGATGATATATCTTTTAAGTATATACAGCCAACAACCACGACTACTACATTACCGCCACCGCCTGAACCTGAACCAGAACCAGAGCCATACATACCTCCACCGCCACCTGAACCAGAAAAATTTGTAGTTATATTAGATAATGGAGAAGAAGCTGAGTATGAGCAGCATGAAATAGATGATGGTACAGTAGAAAGAGACAACCAACGTAAAAAAAATTTAGAAATATATGGTGTAGAATTAACTGATGAACAAATTGAAAGAGGAGATTTAGAACAATATGATATTGAAATCATTGATGATGAAGATATGGTTGAGGACGGAGAAGAGCTTCCTGATGATGTTGATATACCTGATGTTAATGAAGATAGATATGAAGATGAACCCAAATATAAAGAAGATGAAGAAGAAAATATTGAAGAAGAGGTCAGTGAATTTAATGACACAGTACTTGAAGTTGAAGAATACTTAGAAACTTTTGAAGAGGTAGAGATTATAATACTAGAAGATATAAAAGATATTGATATAGATATAGATGACTTTGATACAGAGTTTGAAGAGGTAAAAGAAGATGAGTTACACAAAGAAGATATACGAAGAGATGACGACAAAGAAGCTCCACAGGTCGAAGATATTACCGAAGAGTCTGAAAAGATACTTACTGAAGAGGTGGTTGAAGAAGAGATTGAAGAATTAGAAGAGATAATTGAAATACCTGATATAGAAGAAGAGGATTTAACAGATGAGGAAATCGAAGAAGCAATCGAAGTATTTGTGCAAGAACTCGACACCGAAGAAGTTGTAGAGGTACTAGAAGAAGTTAATGATATAGGTGTACAGAACCTAGAACAAGCCTCAGAAGAAGTACAGGAAGTTGTACAAGCTGTAGTTGAAGAGGCTATAGAAGATGTAGCAGAACTTACCGAAGAACAAGTTGAAGTTGTTGCAGAGGTATTACAGGTACAAACAGAAGATGTTGAGATTATTGCAGAGGCTGTTAAAGAAGATGAAGTAGTTGCAGAAGCTGTTGAAGAGTATGTTGAAAGAGCTGTAGAGAATGCAGATGTAGAAAACTATACACTTGCTGATGTAGTTACAGAAGTACAGTTTGAAACATTCTTAGAAAATCCAATAGAAACATTTGTAGATATAGATTTTGAAGATATAAGTATTGGAAGTATAGGAGATGATATGACACAAGACCAAAAAGAAAAAGCACAAGAGGTGGTAGTGCCAGTAATTCTGACTAGAATAGCTACTATGGCAGCTTTTGTATTTAGGAAATCATTATGATTAATAAGTTATGGTCATGGTTTGTACAAGCAATTAAAGAAACACTTAACTTAAGTTGGACTTTGGTTGGCTTAATTATTGCCACGTTGACACTTACTGGCTCTGCACAACAAGTGACAGGATTAGCTACTATAATAACATTAGCTGTATGGTTACTAACCATTGGTTTTAGAAAAGAATAATCCATAGGAGGTGGACAATGAAATTACAGGTTGTGAGAACTCAGCTTGGCAAAGATGCAACAAATGGCTTGCTATTTATTGATGGTATATTTGAATGCTATACACTTGAAGACCAATATCAAGCAGTAAAAGTTATGCATGAAACTTGCATACCAGAAGGAACATACGAAATAAAGTTTAGAACTGTAGGTGGATTTCATACAAGGTATGCAGAAAGATATGGAGCAGACCATTATGGAATGCTTTGGTTACAAGATGTTCCAGGATTTGAATATATCTTAATTCATACAGGGAATAGTGACGAACACACCTCAGGTTGTCTTATAGTTGGTGACACCCAACAAGATTTAGATGTTAATTTTAATGGTATGGTCGGTAGCAGCAGAAATGCATACGTTAAACTATATGAAAAAGTTGCTAAACAACTACTAATAGGTAACAAAGTTACTATTGAATACAGCAAAATACAATTAGAACCGCAAGAATCTAATGATGTTTATGAAAAACTACAAGAGATTAGCGGTGAAATTAAAGTATTGAATGCTAAACTAAGTGGTAGAAACATAACATAATGTCAGATTTATTTGAAAAAAATAATAGAAAAAGAGACCAAGAGGGTAAGTTCAAGAAGGACTTATGGTGGACTCCTTGGAATGATGCATGGAGTTATAAAATGAGTGAAGACCTCAAAGATATGTTAGAAAGAACTGCATGGACCTTCATTGAAGCGTTCATCGGTGCATTGACAGTTGCTCCATTAGTAGGTGTAGAAGCTGAAACTATTCAGTTAGCTGCTCTTGCTGGTGGTGGTGCTGCACTTGCAGTTGTAAAAACATACGCAAAAAAACAAATTAGTAAGTAGGTTAGTAGCAAAGCCAAGGTGTTAATCCTTTCTTCCTTGGCTCTTGCTAGTTAGCCCAATCTATAACATAACCAATATGTTTAGTTTTCACTAAATTACAATGGCATCTCTCTGCGTATATTAATACACCAAAGTTTTTTCTTAAATCATGAACTTGTTGTCTAATACTCATACCTGCTTGATGTTTACAAATAACTTTATCATCATTTAAAACATCTCTTACAAAATCAAGTTTACTGATTTTTACATTCATGTGGACCATCTTCAAATAGTTCAAAACAAAATTCGCAATGATAATCATATCCTGGTACTGGGTGACTCATTAGAACGGCACCTCCCAATCTTCCATGCTTTTTGCTTTTGGCATTTCAGGCATGTACCATTGCTCTGGAGCTTTCTTATCATTAGCATAACTATCTATGTACCAGATTCTTGTGCAGTTTTTATCCTTACACTTCCAATCAGGATATGTTTTTTTAACTTTACCACTTACTTTGTCTTGTCTGTTATCCCATAGTTCACTACCACAAGATAAACATTGAGGTGTCATTGAACCCTCTGTAACAATAATTATGTCATCTTCAGAAGGAGCAGAGGAATCAGCCACGGACTCCTCTGCTTTCTTCTTGGTATCAGTGGTTGGCGTTACTGAATTTCTCTGGACTTTTGCCATCTCTTCACGGCTCGGTCTTGCCTTTTTACTTCCTTGATACTTCCAATTAGCTAATGCTCTACCTATTGCAGATGTTTCACAGTTCTCCATCCAAGATGTAGTGTTTGCAAAACCATCTCCTTTTGTCTCTTGTGCAATACCTGTAGACACAAGTCTTCCATCATTGTCCATAATTTCTGCTTTTATGGTTACACATGAACCATCATCAGTGATATGTACAACATTTGTTTCTATACGTCCTTCAGGATTTTCTTTCCAATATTTTTTTAGTCTATCTTCGACTAATTCATAGTCTTCTAAGTTGAATTTCGCCATTCCACTCTCCTTTTGTATTAGCTTTTATTCTTCTTCTTGTAATGAATCAATAGGATTCACACCAAGTTTTACTGGTATGTACTCATACTTGCCATTAATTTTTACAATAAACTGAGGTATACTACCAACCCCTGCAAATTCAACAGCAACTACTTTTGTATCATTCATTATTCCTCCAAATTCACAAGATACTCAGCAGTAACTCCTTTTGTAGGTTTCACAAATAAACAAAATTGTGAAGGTCTACCCATACTTGCTAACTGTTCTTGTGCATAACTGTTATAACTTTCTGTAGAACCATTTACCCATACACGAACATCATTGATGTACAAAGATGTTGGTGTGTGATAGTGTCCACAGACTGCGTGTGTGAAGTCTTCCATCAATCCTTGTGATGCAAGAGCTTTCCAGCCCAGTATTTTTTTATTGTAACCATAAAAAGGTACACCCATTGTTCCACGAATATTATCTCCATGAAAACAAAAAAACTTGGCTTTTGGACCAAGTCTTGCAACTGTATACCAATGGTTATCAACACCTTCAGGGATAATAAACTTGATTCGTTTTTCCCCTGCAAACATTGTTTGAAGAATCTTTCCCAACATTCTGTCGGCATTTGTCTCAGGATTGTAGTCTCTTCTAGACCTACCACCTAAAGCACCATGATTACCTATTACCCAATATACTTCTACCTCATTAAAATTTTCTAGCAAGATAGATAGAAATGTATGTAATATTCTTGGACCATCAACAGTTACTTGTCTATACAAAGAACTGTCTATTAAATGTGACTGTCCTGGAAATATAAGTTCACCCTCCACTATGTCACCCAATGCAAGCACTGCACATTTATTTACATTGTGAGTAGCTCTTTGTATTTCTGTAAGCTTAATTATCTTTTCTGCATACCTTCTGACTCGTACTTCTGCAACAGAAGTGTCGTAGTCTGGGGTTCTCTTTGCGAGCTGAATATCAGAGAGCAATGGAACGCAAATTTCAGTTTGGGTTTTTGGTTTGTGTTTGATTTTAGGAGATGATATATCTGGAAATTCAAGAGTTCTCATACCATCTCTCGCACCTGAAAATACGGCTTCTACCATATCGGCTTTCTTATCTTTGAGTTTGTCAATCTGTTTGAGTAATCTCCCATTGGTGTCTTTTAAATCTTTTATTTTATCGCTTTCAGCTTCAGCTATGAGCTTTGCTAGTTCTGTATCAATTTTTTTGGGCATAGCGTTTCTCTAAATCTACTAGCCACAATCGTACTCTACTGCGTGATACTGTGAAATTGTATTGTTCTTCAAGTATCTCAGCTACAACTCTTGCGTTAGCCTTTTGTCCGTGATTTTCAACCCTGTCTGCTAATGTTTCTATAAAAGGAATTGCTTCTTTCGGCATACGATTAAGCCACGTTTCCATACCACCTGTGATTTTATTAGTAGATTTGGAAATAAGATTTTCAATTACCTGTTCTTTGTTTGTATCTGTCATAAGGTAATCATATCGTGATTGTGTTTTAATTGCAAGGATATTTGAAATAAATGCATATGCATATGCATAAGAAAAAAATAAAAAAATAGGCGAGTGCCGAAACACTCGCCTACTTTACACGGCAGAAATATTCTAGAAGAGAGAGCGACTAGATTATTTCTTTACTGATAGCTGTTTAGCTACCTTCTTTACCATATCAATATCATTGATAGGTATAATATTATTCAATAATACAAACCTTTCAATCTCTTTGAGTTTGTCTGTTGCTAATGTAGTAGCATAACCTTCTACATCAACACCAATAACTTGTTGGTCGCTAACCCAAAGTCTTGGCTCTGGTTTTTCTGCTAGAAGTTTAAGAGCTTCAAAGTCAACAGAGTTGTTTCCGTGCATAGAGAGTTCGCTGATAGCTTCTGTATCAATCCTACCATTGTCTGCAATGATACGAATATCGCCATCAAATCCATCTCTCTTATGTGTATAACCTGTATAACCTGCAATCCAACTAGCTGGAAGTAACTCCACAACTTCTTCAACATCTCTTGAACTAAAGCCCATACTTCCAGAACAGTCAATCATCACACTACCACCTGCAACAGTTTTTCTGTTTTGAAATACCTTTCGGTCAGTAGTAAGTCTGTGCATATTCTTAGGCACAACACCACTATCGTGATTTCTTTTCCTTAGTTCTCTAATGGCTTTATGTACTCTAGCATTAGGCTTGAACTTGTGTATGTTACCAACACCATGAATACCACCTGCATTAGTCCTATGGTCAACAAAGTGTCGCCTGTGATTATGGTCTGCTCTGTCCATAATATCTCTCTTAAGCTCATCACTTAGTTCTTTAGGTAAAGTCAAGCCTTCTGGTGTCATATCTTCTTTTGGAATACTCTTTGGAGCAACATAAGATTTACTAGGCAATTCACTTGGCATACCACGCAAAGAGCCACCATAGTTTTGTCCATCAAGAGCATTGTATATCTTGGATATACGATACCTAAGCATAGACTTTGTCAAGCTAGAGTGTCTAACTTTCCAATTCTGTTCTTCATTGTCATATCGCCATTGACTTTTCTGTATTGACAATCGTTGAGCATGATATGTAGCTTGTCTTACTCTTTCAAACCCATAATGGATTAGAGTTCTTACATAACTCACATCTTCCATTTGTACATCAACAGGTACATCAAATGGAACATTAGCCATAACAATCTTTTGAATTTGACCTTCATCTATGTTGTATTTAACATCTGTTTGCAAAGCAAACATATACACAACATCTCTTACAAATCTACGACTGTCATTGTGTTGGTAAAGTTGTTGTACAAGACGATATACTTTCATCTCTACATCACTTTTGTCCATCTTCAATCCTATTGTTGCATAGTATGAAGCGTGTCTACGCCACCTTTCCATAAAGGCAACTTCACTTTTAGATATGTCTTCATTACGAAGCATTTCTCTAAGACCTTCTTCGTTGTTGTCATATCCGTTGTCAATGTTCCATTGATTAACTTTCTCTTTCAGTTCATCAAATCTTCTTCTACCACCTAGCTTTTCCAATACTTTCTTACTAGACCAATTAGTCCAACGCATAGCCCAAAGCATTTGAGCGAAATACAATAATCTCATATCCTTTCTGCGAAAGTTCATATTGGCGAACAGTCTTTCTCTATGAACAGCAGTTTCAACAAGGTATTGTCTATCAACATCACTCGTTGGTGCTATCCATTTGGGAACATTGATACTATGAAAGTCAGTACCATCTTTTATTTCTGGAGTGCTTGAGTACACCACTTTGTATTTTCTAACTTTGTTAGCAAACAAAGATACATTTGGTAGTACAGAAGGCAATCCAAGTTTAATTTGATTGTTCCTTTTAGCACGAAAAAGACTTGTTGGCTTACTCATCTTCTTCGTTTGGTAGTTGTTCATCTTGAAGATTTAGAGCAGAAAGCACAGTATATTGTTCATCTTCATCTGGAAACAATATCTGTATTGCTGTAACATCATCTGCTTCACTATCCATTAGTTTCTTCAACTCAATCCATTTACGAATAGACAAGTTTCTACCATTAGTATCAAGGTAGATAGCTTTAAGTCTTTTACCAAGACTTTCCAATGCAGAAGGGTGTATCTTATCAATGTTAATCTTGATAGGAAACCTATCTGCAAGTGGCTCTGGTAAGTCATCTGGATAGCCGTTCATTGTTGCAATACATTGAAAGCTAGGCAATGGTCTTACAAAAGTACCTTCATCATCTGGTAGATTAAAACCAGCAAACTCTTTGTCATCTAGCAAAGCATGGAGAAATGTTTGCACATCTGCTCCTGCATGGTCTATCTCATTGATAACAAGGCGTGAGCCTTCTTTGAAAGCACGAGTACCATTACCATCTTTCCAACGAAAACCACCATCAGAAGTAGCTATGTAATGCCCCATCAATTCAGTAGCCGTGCTGTCTGCTGTCAATGTAATGTTGTATGTACCTTGTCCTTTCTTCAAACCAAAGCGATTGGCTTGATATGTTTTACCTGTACCTGCTACACCATACAGAAGTATTCTGTCGCTGTAACCGATAACTGTTTCTAGTTGTTCCCAACAACCTTTTTCAGTCATTCTTCTTCTCTCCTTTCATCTTGTATCTCTAGGAAAGTTTCAATCTCTTTGACAAAATCTTGATTGAGCTTGTCTTTATCTACATTTTCCCATACTTTTATCCAATCCTGTCGGTTGACTTTTGTATCAATCCAACGAATTTCTGGAATGTTTGGTAGATGTTCTAGCACTTCCATAGGTACATCAACTTGAATAGTCGCATACTCTTGGTCTAGTTCTCTACCGATTTTACTTTTCACAATGACTTCCATTACCATACGAACGTGAACATCAGTTAGTTCACCACGCTTGTAATAATGTGGAACAGCCATCAAAACAACAACAGGAAACCTACTGTCTGCAACAATATCAGTTTCCATAGCTCGTTCTGTTTTCATAGTTTCATCAAGAAACTCTGGCTCAATGCTTCTGTTGAAGTCCATATCAATAGCGATACCATTTAGGTATCTCAATATGTCAACAGTGATAGCACAGTTCTTTAGTCTTTGAGAATATTCTTCAATCTTCTCTATATCGTTCATAGTTTTACCTTTCTACACACCTTCTTGTGTTCTCTGTCTAACCAATAGTCAACATCTAGAGTGATATCAGGGTGTGCTAAAATATCATCTATTGATACTGACGCTTGGGTTATTTCTTGATTACAGTTCTTACATCTCATACTATTTCCTTTCTAAAGTCCAAGTGAACTATGTTTTCTTCATGTCTTATGCACCAGACTTGCAAACCAATACTTGTCCTACCAACTTCCACCATTGAATAATCTCTTGGTGTTAGGTAGCTTGGCTTTTCTTCTAGGCACTTACTACAATGAATATATAATTCTATCTCACTTTTACTCGTCATTTGGAATTGTCCACATATCAATTGTCCAATCCATTGGATAGTTTTCTAGTTGTTCTGTAACGAACTTAACTGCTTCATCTTTAGATACGTCCATTGGGAAGATGAAATCAACAGCGAGTTCATTTGTAACTCTCTTTGGATTACCATCTTCGTATTCAAAGATTTCTTTATCTTCTTTCAATCTCATGTCTTTATCCTTTCTATGATGATTGGTCTACAAACATCACATTTAAATTGTTCGCTATAATACTCGTAGCAAATATAACATTGAGAAGCTCCCCAAGAAGTTCTCTTGTATTTGCATACATGTGATTTTCTTCTTTTCAAACAATTTTTTCTTTTCTTTAAACGATTAATCACTCGTTTTTAAGTATTCTCTGTACCATACGACCTGTCTTTTCATCAACAATATCTAGCTGTTCTTGCGTTAGATACTTTTGAGAAAGTCCAAGTTTTACTCGTAGGTACAAATCATCATCAACTTCAACAGAAAATGTATCTCCATTGTGTTCTAGATTTGCTTTACTCATTCTTCTTCTCCTTTCATTACATCATTGATGAACTTATCAAGTTCTTCGCTGATTTCATCGCTGTCCATTGTTTGAGCAATCATAGAGCCAACCAAATCTGGATTACCAATAGCAATCATCTCTGGTTGTCCTGATTTAACTGCATCAAAGAACATTTTATGAAACTCTTTGTCTTTCAACATTTCCAAAACAGCTCCTAGCATTGCTTCAGCAGGAGTTCCTTTTGCAGATAAGTCTTTAACCATGCTAGCAATGAAACTTGATATTCCATTGAGTGCAGAAGCTATACCTACTTGATACATAGTATCCCATAGTTCGCCAAAGGCTTGACCATAAGATGAAGCTGTCGTACTCATACGAGTAGTTTTTGGCTCTCCATCTTTTGTGATATCTACAATGTTACAAGCGTATATACTTACACCATTGTGAAGTCGGTAGTCATGATGATTATCAAATCCACGACTTTCAACTTCTTTGATATGTTCAGCAAATTCTTCTTCATCTGCTGGTTGCATTTTAGCCATTAATGTACACCACCTTTCTTTGTATTCATTCTTTTGACTGTTTGATATCCACAAGTACGACACAATACTCTGTGATAAACAGAGGATTTTACATTAGCTTCTATCAATAACTTTGTATAAGTGTCTTGATGACACATATCACATACCATAATTTTCCTCTCTCTTAATATGGTTCTCGTTGCTATCTCATAAATAGCTTGATACCTACACGACTAAATAACATTTATTTTTTAAGGTAGAACATTAGTTCTGTATAGATATCAAGCTATCTACTTTCAGTCAGTCAAAACAGGGCAAGTAGTAAAGACTTCCTACTCATAGATAGCTATTCGGTTACAAGGTGTTGCTAGTCAATCACGACCACAATCCCATAGCCGTTGCTTTATATCGTATTAAGAAAGGATACAAGTAAAGCGATAGCAACATGTCTTGTAACTATTACAGAGTAGGCATACATGGTTGCTTGGCTATTAGTACGCATATTGGGAGCGATATTTAGCTTCGCACCCTAGTGAAAGGAATACGCCTACTCTGTAATAATTACCATAGAGTAGTCCAAGTATCGTAGTAAAGGAATTTATTACAAACTAACTACGATAAGGTATGTCCTAGACTACTCTAGCTAATTACTTCCTACAATGTTCACATAGTCTTTTACGACCGAAAGATTTCGGTAAGACTATGAAACAATTACTGCAAGTTTTGTAATTATCTACAACAACAGTAACGCTATCGTTGTATTGATAACTAGCATCTCTAACTCCGTTGGTATCATCTTCTGGGATAATACCTTCTCTTGATAGCCGAGCTAGTCGTTTCATCTTGTTCTCCAATTCTTTGTCTTGTTGCACACAATCCCAACATCTAGGAAACTCTGCGTTGGTTAGAACTCCACAAGCAATACACTCGTGCTTGTACAGGTCTTTGTCTTGACTTTCAGTCATGAACTCTGTCTGTGTACGGATAACAGGTAGTCCTGTATCGGCATACACAAGCCGACCATTGTTCTCATCAACACCAATCAAAGCTTTCTTTGTATTAGGTGTATGTGTAATATATTTTTTCTTGCCCATAACAACTCCTTTCATTAGTGCATGTGTGCATGAATAAATAAAATAGCTGAGAAAAAAATCTCAACAACAGTTTTGCCGACAAAAAAATTTTTTGCAAATTTGCCCCATTAAAGAGAACGACTTGACAGCCCCATTCGTATATGCGTGTTATGGGGTTCTCGCCCCCTATCGCATATGCATAGGAGAAATTTTTTTTGGATAGCATTCATTACGAATTGATATGCATAGGACTGTTGGGGGTAGGGTAGATTCTGGTATGATACACTCGCCCCCCTGCGACTAAATAAAAAAAAGCCGACTAGCCTTACGACTAGCCGACTTTGATTTAGTTCAATTTGAATACTTACCTGTATAAAAGCTAAGCACACAAAGGAACACGAGAAGGATTAACTCCCCCATGATTGCATTTCTTGTTTGCATTGTGAGAGAGTTGGAACTCCTTCTATCTCTTTAGCTACTTTGTCTGTACCTAGCAGAGATACTAAGGCTTTCGGTATAGAACCATTAGAGTTCAGTTTGAACTTACCTTTCTCTAATGCCTTAGGATTGTTCTCTACTATGGCTTTGAACTGCATGTAAGCTGGATAGTGAGTAAGCGGTTGGTCATGCAACTTCTTACCATTGCCGAAAGCGTCTGTTTTCTGCATGATGAAGAAAGCTGACTTCCCATCTTCTCTTGGACTATCCTTACCTACAAGCTTTACGCCATAGTAGTTAGTTCCTTTGATTACACCATAAGTTCTGTTCTTAGGTGTCCATGTATTTTTAGCCATTGTATATTCCTTTCTATTAGCTAACATTACTGTAATTGGAGTGTAGCGTGTCTGTCAAGGCTTTGTCGCCAATGCGACAAACTCGTGTTCGCCTTTACTGATATGCTAGAACGACCAATGTAATGTTAGTCCTACCTAATAATTTTCTTTGCTATTGCAAATAATAATTATGGAGTTCACGAAATAGTCCTAGATACATTGCTAGATTGCACCGTGCGTATGTTGTATGGTTCAATGCATTGGGCTACCATTTGTGATACAAAACACTACATACTGTACCTAGACTATTACGTTTGATACATAGAACACATCAGTCTTA